CATGTAAATGGAACTGGCCGTCTTGGTGCTTTTCCCTGGCCACTATATACCAAGTCTGATTTGGAAATAGATTTAGGAGCTTTGGCACCACATCTACAGGTGGCACAGGGCACTGAGGGTACGTTAGGAACAGGCGCTTGCATCGGAGCCGGTAGGGCATAAGGCACTAGGAGGAGGAGGAGGGGCTGGCGCTGGTAATATTAAGCGCTCAGCCCTCCTTTATATCCTCCTCCAATCAAAACCGGAGCGGGGCACGGATATTTTCCAAAAAGGAAAAGAAGCTTACGAAGCTTTCCTAATGGAGAATTAATAAACGGCATATAGGAGAATTAAACCGTTGCACTTGGCTTATTAAGAGAATGGTCCTCGCTACGGCTGCCGCCTCCGCTACGTCCGAGCACTGAACTTGAAATCCTGATATCATAGCCACAATGTCTCGACCTTCATCATACAACAACAACTACCTTCCACCAATATGTGACGACTCCAGAGATACTGGAGATATTACCGTTAAACCAAAAGTCAGTGGACTTAAACGAACATATGCTGAAGTTCCAGTCAAAAAACGACGCACAGAAAAGGAAAAAGCTACCGACCACTTTCGTTCAACCGTTATCGACCGTTTAGACCGTATAGAAACAGTACTTAATGAAATGCTCGCGTCTATTGTACCAGACAGCGACGAAGATATACCTGTTACACAATGCCTGGACTGAAAAGATTCAATATAAAGAGACGTCCACAAAAAACATTTACTATACCTCGTTTTCATGCCACACTCGGATTCAAGAATGCCATATCGGCACTTAGATCAAGACAACGACTTACTGCAAGATTACAATCACGTCGACCAGAGATCAAGTCTTTGGACATTCCTCGTACGATCACTGACGTGGCTATTCCGGCGAATGCGACGGTCGTACCTCTCAACTTAATTCAAGAAGGTTCTAGCTTCTACAACCGCATCGGAAGAAAAATCAACATGAAATCACTTCACATTCGAGGCTACTTAGCTTACAAAAACGAAGCAATCAACACATACGTATGGAACGACGTCGTACGAATGCTCATTATCTATGACTCACAAACAAATGGCGCACTTCCTGCAGTAACAACTGTCATTCAACAATACGATCAAGCAGGAGCAGTCACAAACCCAGGTCTCGGAGGGCTTAACCTAAACAACCGTGACAGATACCGTATTCTCGCCGACCATCATCTTTATACTCCAGACACAAACTTGTCTGCTGCATCGGGAGGAAAAGTGGGAAGTACACCTGGAACACCTGATCAAATCACCTCCACTATGTTCGTCAACCGCTTTATCAAGCTCAAGAATCTAGTGACACAATACCAAGCGAGCTCAAACCCTAGCGTGATCGGAGACATATCCACTGGTGCACTATACCTGATCCTCATCTCTGACGACACAAACAATGACAACCTTCGAGAACTCATCTGGACAGCACGTCTTAGATATGAAGACGTCTGATCACTCAAACTTTATTTCAATTTGCTTGTCTACATATACTTCTTTAACTCTTGATATTAAAGACTCTAGCTTATCAGCTGGTACTTTCGTGTAAACATCTGGTAACCAATAATTACTCAGAATGATAGTAGGTATTTTCTGCATCTTCATAACTTGAGAACCCTTCACACGGAGACAATTGGGCTGTCCATCCAACCAAGCATTCATCCACTGTATCGTCTTCTGTCCTCGAAACTCGTCCAGGACTGCAAGGTCGTACTTCTGGTCCTCCCATAAGTTGTAAAAATCCTCGTCCTTCGGTATATAATAGATCTTCAAGTACTTCTCTAAATTCATCACCAAAGTCGTCTTGCCGACTCCCGGTTTCCCATGAAGGTACAACTGAGGCTGACGCAATACTCTCTCTTTCTGTATATTCGTCATTAACCAATCCACTATCTGCTCTTCCACAGATCCAGACTCCACCGTCACTGTCGGAGGCCACGGCAATCGGGACTCCAGAACCTTCCATGACTTCTTCCACACAGAGTACTCCTCTATCTTTCGCTTGTGTTGCATGACAAAACCCGGATCCCAAGCGTCTAAGTCCTTTAACTCCTTCCCATCGGAAATTAGCTTTGTTGCCTCGAGAAACTTGGAACTCTTTCCTTTCTTCTTTAAGACACTTGCGACATCGATACCCTGAGCGATATAATCGCCGTCCTTGGTCACATACTCGACACACTTGCGCATATTCTTCATTGCTTGATAATTGCCGTGCTGGCCGCATAAAACATCCGCAAAGGCTGCATCGTTGCTGGTGAACTCTGCCGCGAGTTCGACGGCTACATGTAAATGGAACTGGCCGTCTTGGTGCTTTTCCCTGGCCACTATATACCAAGTCTGATTTGGAAATAGATTTAGGAGCTTTGGCACCACATCTACAGGTGGCACAGGGCACTGAGGGTA